TAACTGCCGTTGGCTTTGCCGGCGTGGAAATGCCAAACGGGCGCGTGCCATGTGGGACTCAGACTTTTCAGCCGAGGTAGCCAAGTACGCCTCGGATCACGGCTTGACTCCTTGGGAGGTCATTACGCTCGGCGTAGGTCGCCTCATCCATTCGGAACATAGCGGGGCTGCAGAAGCTACCGCGTCGTATGGATCGGAGGTGACACCCTAACCTACCCCCATGCTAGATTTCGTTTCTCCTAGCTATCGTGCAGCGTCTAGCGATCTCACGATCGCTATTTCACCTCTCGGCCTTGTCGAACTCGCAGATGAAGAGTTTGAAGTTCACGGCCCCAGGCTAAATCGCTATGCCCAGGGGTGGGCTTGAATAAAGCCTTCTACCTGGGATACCACTGGGGGTATCATTAGCTTGCCGTTCCCGGCGAGCACCAGGTCACCGTCAACTTCTCCCGGTGGCTCTCGGACTATATGACCAACTTCGTCTTCGGCAAGGGGGTTACGTGGAAGGTCCCGTCGGAAAACGAGGCGGTCATCACCCCAGCTCTGTCCCGGATCTGGGAAGTCGACAACGACAAAGAGAAGGTCGTTTGGGAGATCGGGCAGTACGGGAGCATCTGCGGCGACGTGTTCGTCAAAGTCGCATACGAGGAGAGCTGGACCGACCCGGCTGGGAACTTCCACCCCGGACGTGTGCGGATACTTCCTCTCAATCCCGCCACATGCTTCCCCGAGTGGCATCCCCACGATCGAAATCGCATGATCCGGTTCAAGCTGAAGTACCGGTTCTGGTCGACGACGCAGGAGGGGACTCGCGCCGTCTTCACCTTTACCGAGCTGATCACGGACAACGCGATCGAGGAGTACATCAACGACGAGCTGATCTCGTCCCACCCCAATCCGCTGGGCTTCATCCCGATCATCCACTGCTCCAACAAGAACGTCGCTTCGTCCCCCTGGGGTGAGGGCGACCTCATGCAGATCATCGGGCTCAACCGTGAATACAACGAAAAAATGTGGCAGATCAGCGACATCATCAATTACTACGCTGACCCGGTCACCATCCTGGTGGGCGCGAAAACCAGCCAGCTGCAGCGAGGCTCGAACAAAGTCTGGAGCCTCCCGAACCCACAGGCGCAGGCTTACAACCTCTCGATGGAGGGCGACTACTCGCTCGTCATCAATTACCTCGACCGTGTGAAGCTCCACATGTTCGAGGGCATGGGCGTGCCGATCAACGCTCTCGGCGAAGAGCAGGCGATCAGTAACACCTCGGGTGTAGCGCTGGCCATCAAGTACGAGCCCACGATGCTGGCCCGCCAGCAGAAGCTGACCCAGTACGGCCCGCTTTATCGCTACGTCAATGAGTTTGCCCTGCGGACCCTGGCGCTCAAAGAGCCCACGATGTTCGTTTACAACCCGGACAAGTACCCGGAGCTGAAGGAACACCAGCTTGAGGTGCTCGACCTCCGGGACCCGAACACCTACCGCAGTACCCCGGTCTTCCCGACGCCTCTGCCGATCGACGAACTGATCCAGCTCAACATCATCCAGGGCAAGCAGGCTCTCGGGCTCGAGTCCAAGAAGGGCGCCCTGGAGGACATGGGCGAAGAGAACCCCGACCAGAAGCTCGAGGAAATCCAGCGGGAGCTGATCGACGACATCAAGCGTCAAGCAGTTCTCGACCTCACCACCATCGAAGCCGGCGGAGCTATCGAACTGGTGACAGGGATCAACCCGTATATGGCCGCTCCTGCGGGCGGTGCGGGTGGAGATGTGCAGTCCGCAGGAGGAGCAGGAGTCACAGGCGCTGCAGGAAACCTGCAGGCCGGTTCGAACCCAGCAGAACCGCTTCCCGGTCCGAGTATCGATGCCGGCTCGGGAACGGACCCAGTCAAGCAAGCGACCGAAATTGCGACGGGGACCAAAAACGCCACGAACAGGCGCGCGCCTGACAAAGACAAGAAGAAGAAATAGCACTCACGACCTGAGCTAACCGAAAGGCAAGAAAACGATGGCTGTTGACGCAGATGGCAATCCAATCCCTGAAGGCACTCCCACTGGCCCGGCCGCGCAAACTGGCGCCGGAGCCCCGCGTCTTTTCACCCAGGAAGAGGTAAATGCCGAGCGTGAGCGGATCCGTAAGGAAGAGCACGACAAGCTCTACCCGGACCTGCAGAGCTGGAAGTCGAAGGCTGAGGCCTTCGAAGCTGAGAAGACAGCGCGTGAAGCAGCCGCAGCCGAAGCCGCCGCCAAAGCGGCTCAAGAGGCAGAGCGGGCTCGCATAGCGGACCTGTCGGCCAAGGAACAGCTGGCCGAGTACCAGGCGAAGATGGAGCGAGAACTCGAACAGGAACGCCAGGCTCGCTTGGCGACCGAACAGCTCTGGCAGAAGGAGCAGCAGTTTTCTGCTCTCCGGCTCTACCGGCAGCAAGTTCTGGACTCGTGCAAGGACGACATTTTCCCGGAGTGGTGGGTCGACCTCGTAGGCCCCGAGGGCGATTTCCTGACATCGACCGCGGAGATCGACGCCCGAGCCGCCACCCTCGTCAAGAGGACCCAGTCCGTTCTCAGCAACGTCACCTCCCAGCAGGACGAGCAGCGGCGGGCCACGCCGACTGCCTCGACCAACACTGGCGCTCCATCCGGCTACGACCCCACGAGTGACCCGAACATCACTCACCAGGGCAAGACCTTCACGGCGGAAGAAATCGCCGGGATGAGCCTGGCCGACTACGCCAAGAACCGTCAGTACCTACCCACCGGGCGGTCCGGTGCGGTCCAGAGTCGTGGGCTCTTCGGATAGCCCCCAAGTAAGCGAAAGGAAGATCCACCGTGGCTAACGCCATTACCGGGACTACACAGCTTTCTGTGAGCCCCACCGGTTATGCGGGGGCAAACTCCCAGTTGTCACCCGCCATCCAGACTCTCTGGTCCAAGGAGATCTTGTTCCAGAGCATGCCGATCCTGCGCTTCGAGCAGTTCGCCGTGAAGAAGACCGAGCTGGGTGTCCAGCCTGGCCTCACTGTGAACTTCATGCGTTACAACAACCTTCCCCCGGCCTCGCAGCTGGTTGAAGGTGTGCGCATGCAGACGCAGGCGCTGTCGGCGACGCAGTACTCCATCCAGGTGGCCGAGCAGGGCTTCGCCGTTGCGATGTCCGAACTGCTCCTCAACGCCTCCTTCGACGACGTCATGGCTTCGGCCTCCCGCCTGCTTGGCCGCAACATGGCCATGTACCTCGACTCGAGCGCGCGTGACACGCTCCGGTCCTGCAGCTCGGTGCTGCTTGGGTACCAGGCATCTGAGGGCACGCCATCCTCGCCGAACCCGTTGAACTTGGACAACGGCGTCACCCCGACGGCCGCTCAGATCCAGGCCAACGCCACCACCCCGACCACGCAGCAAGCCGTGTACACCGGCCAGTCGATCACCACGACCGCGTCCGGCCTGCCCCGGTACCTGCTCTCCGGGAACTACTACTTCCGCTACGCCCTCGTCAGGGACGCGGTCCAGCACTTGGCCAGCAAGAACGTGCCTCGGCTGGGCGAGACCTACGTCTGCTTCGTGGACCCGTCCCAGAGCCGGGCGCTCCGTGACGACACCAGGTGGCAGTTGGTCACGCAGTACGCCTCCCCGGGCAACTTCATGCTCGGCGAGATAGGGCGCATCGAGGACGTCGTCTTCATCGAGACGACCCAGGTTGCGCAGTTCCCCTGCGACGCCACGTCGACCTACGCTGGCACCTCCGGCGCCCCGACGGTCCACCAGGCCATCGTCATCGGTGACAACGCCTTCGGGCATGCCATCAGCCTCCCTGTCGAACTTCGCGACGGCGGCATCCTCGACTTCGGTCGTGAGCATGCTCTCGCTTGGTACTCGATCTGGGGCTGGGGGCTCATCACCGACCAGGCCGTCCTTATGCTGGAGACCAACTAAGCAGCAACGCCAAGGAGCGATCTTTGGCCCAGAGCCCCCGGTCTTTCGTGGCCGGGGGCTCTCTTTTGCTGTCACACCTCGGTAGTAGCCTGTCCATGACCCTAGACAACCAGGAGGAACCCATGCTCCGTAGATTCGTCGCAATACTCGTCGCGGCCATAATGCTGGTCGCTGTGGGGATGCCCCCCAAGCTGGCGGGTTACCGCCGCCATCGTCCACCGCCCACGACAACGACAT